CTTCAAGAGGCTCTGGACCAGATGCTCTACCACCGAAAGTCCGTAGCGGGGCACCTGCAGGTCTAACTCCAGACATGTCCCACTTTGGAATTTGACCTGTATACAGCATTGCGATAAGTTCTCTATATGCTTTAGCCCATCCAATTTTGCTGTCAGCGACGTGTATAACGGTATCGGTTTCATGGAACTCCTCCGCAACCTCTGGTAGTTTCGTGATGTACTGACGCTCCACACTGAAGCCAACACCTGTGCCACACATGAGCACGTACATCATCTCGTCAAATGCTTTGGGGTGGTCAATGGGCAGATACGAGCAGTTGAAGCCAGCCACGTTGTCACGCTCAAGTGCTTCACCAGCAGTCATGAGTGCACGCATGCTGGGCATGACTTCCAAGTTGTAGATGTCCTCAAACAACTCATTGGCCTCTTTGTGTGACAAAAGATTCTTGTCCATCCAGAAGTTCAGGTAGCGCTCCACTGTCTCACGCCATGTCTCCCTGCGTTGCTCCTCCGGTAGATACCTAGCGTATCTGGATTTGTGTATGTACTGTTGATATGCATCCATTAGATTTCGTAGTCTCCTCTTGTAATCAATGATAGTTTTATCTGGTCCAGTAGGAAGTACAACTGATGCGTGTCCATGTTTGTAGAGATGACTACGTAGTCCTCTGACTTTACGATACAGAAGGCGTCCTCATAGTTCTCTAGATCATCCGCTGCTGAAAGAGCAGCAAATACCGCAGGTACTGGTACTTTTTCATCTTTAGCTCCAAAGTGTCCTTCAATGACTTTCATTAGATGAACTCCTGTATCAGCCTCTCAAGATACCAGCGGCACTTCCGTAGGTCCTCGACGGGTTTGTTCTTGTAATGGTAGCGCCACAAATACTTCAGAGAGTTCCCCTTGAGATACCCTTTGAACTCGTCTGGTGACATGGACGCCTTGATTGCGTCAATGGCTTCAATGTCACCCTTGTTGTAGTGCTCTGGTTTTGACACAGCGTCCCATTGTTCCGGAGTGGCTATGTCAATACTCATCTTCGTTCTCCTCTTCACTTTCGAATTCCTCTTCAAACTGATCTAGTCTGTTGATGAGCTTGTCTTCAAACCTGTCCAACAACTGTTCTGCTGAGATCTCCAGAGCTTCCAGAAGATCGTCAGGATCATAGAACATCAGAATCCGTTCTTTAATTTCCTCCATTGTCAGAGACATCTCTAATCAACTCCTCTAATGTATCTAGGCTGTACCACTTGATTCCTTCTTTGTCACACCATTGTGCCATTGTCATTCTTGCTCCTTTCCTGATCCTCTTGTTGGGGTGCATGAGGACAAACACAAGCCTCTGTCCTTTTGGTAGACTATCTCTGACGCTTGTGTACTTCTTCGTGTCTCCCTCTCTGAAGAAGCCTTTGCATTCGATAATCGTACCTGATGCACCATGTACAAAGTCAGGGCGGTAATTACGATGAATAACATAAGGGATTGTAAACGGTTCATACTCAAAACCCTTCAGTACCTTTGCTACGTTCTTCTCGAACTCACTACGAAACTTCGACTTCGGGAACCTTGGGCTCATTAGCTACCTCTACTAAATAACGTGGACCTGAAGAATAAATGAAGCCTCGAACGGAGGGCCAACATTGCTTTTTGTACGAGCAGTAAGAACATCCTACGGCGAGTTTCTGGTTGCCACTTTTGCCATCTGCGATAGGCTCGTAGCAAACTACCGGAGGTTCTTCCTGCTCCACTAGCTTTTTTACGTGTCGGATCCTGTCTCTAATGTTGTAGGAGATCAGGTCATACACTGGAGCTTGTGTGTCCTCTGAGTCATACATGAGGTAAGTCAAGTGTCCATTCTGCTTGTCCATTGCCAGCCAACCGAACTTGGTCTCACCTTCAGCATGTGCGTACCCTTTGATCTGAGCAACGTAGCCGAAGGGGTCATCATAAGCCAGGGAGCCGTCCTTGAACTTCTTGAAGCCATAGGTAGACACTGATTTGACATCCGTCACTATCCCGTCGATCTTGCAGTCCATGTGTCCTTTGATGCCGTCAACTTCGCACTTCTTCTGCTCATCAGTCACCTGATGTCCAGCCATGCGAGTCAGAAACAACAACAACTCCTCAATCAAATGTCCGTACATAAATTTGACGTATGTATGAGGGGCGATGTCCTCTGCGGTTGTCACACCATTGTAGACATTCCACAGGTAGCGATCCTCGCGTCCGATATTCGACATCCTGAGCTTACGCGAGTCAAACCGTTTGTCTCCGAACTCTTGCCGCATCAGTTGCTTCACGTTTTCACCAAACTGCTCAATGCAGGCGTCCACGTCAACACCTTCCGCTGGCTCCTTCGTTGACATCATGGAATAGATGTCCTCCACAAGTGTGTAGATGTTCTTCACGTAATCTCCTTAGTGGGTCTCTGCCCACGTTGTCCCGACTTTGTATTCTCCGTCGAGTGGACATCGGAGTGCATACTCCACACCCGCCGCCTTGAGGCACTCGACTGCAAGCCAGCCGTACTTCTCTGCCTGTTCTTCTGAGACTTCTGCTTGAACTTCGTCATGTATGTTCCCTATGAACTTATAGTCAATCTTCCATTGCTTTGCGTAGTCGTCCAGTAAGACCAGTGCCTTCTTCATCACGATTGCACCAGCCGCCTGGAGTAACGTATTCAGTGCCGCGTGTTCTGACCTAACGTGAAGTCTTCTACCATCGAGTCCCACGAGATAACCTCTTGCAGCAGCGTTGCCAACTCGTTCTCGTAGACCTGCAAGAGCAGGTGTATTTCGTAGAAATCTTTGCTTAAGTTTTGAGCCATCAGCCGCGCTTCCTCCAACGATACTTCCGATTTTAGCGTCTCCTGCTCCGTAAAGGAAAGCATAGATGAAAGTTTTTGCTTGAGGTCTAGTTTCAAGCCCAGCAGCCATTTGGTTTCTTGTGTGAATGTCTTCTGTGAGAAGGACATTGGTAAACTCCTCGTCGTCCATGTAGTGTGCCAGCATCCTCAACTCAAGACCACTAGCGTCAAACCCTACGAGCTTCTTGCCACTTGGGACAGTCCAGCATGATCTACATTCGTGTCCATATGGGCTGTAGCTTGCTGGGACCTGTGCCATATTGGGTGACTGATGCGTCATACGTCCAGTGACGGCACCGTTGCTGATGACACGCCCATGGACTCTACCGTCCTCCTCAACATGCTCAAGCCATGAGTGCACCTGTGCGTATCTCTTTTGTAGCATCAGGTACTCACTGACAGCTCTGGCCTCCGGGAGATCAATGGTGTCCAGGACAGCTTCGTCAACTATCGGGTTGCCCTTGTCCGTGGTTTTAGTAAATCTAGCCCCAAGTTCCGAAAGCCTCTTCGCAATTTGCTGCCTAGAACCCACATTAAAAACCTCAACCTTGTCCTTAAGACGCTTGCCGGTTTTCTCTGAATACCTCTGGTGTACAATCGGTGGGAACTTCTCTTGTAAGTCCTCTTCGATTTCATTCATTCTCTCCTTAAATGTTGCACATAATTCTCTGGCTAAAGGCTGATCCAAAAGCCAGCCATTACGCTCCTGCTGCTGAATGACACATTGGACTCTGTGCTCTAGTCTGATTGACTCAGCGGAGAAGTCCTTCATCTCACTCTGGAGCTTCTTGTGTACTGCCTGTGTGACCTTGACGTCCTGGATGCAGTAGTTGACTAGTTCTTGACTAGTTTGTGACCAGTCATCATGGTCACCTTTGGGGAAGCCCAGTTCATTACCCCAGTTCCTCAGAGAGTGTCCTCCTGACTTACTTGGGTCATACAAACGGGACAACACCAGTGTATCTATGATCCTGTCAGAAGCCACAGAGATTCCCCAGAGCTTCTCTAGGACAGGCATATCGTATCCTATTAGGTTATGCCCAACGACGCTCACAGAGCTTCTCAGGGCCTCTGAGAGGGTCTCTGGGGTCGTATGTACCGTAGGAACATCGTTTTCCATGGTAACTACGCACCAGATGGTGTCCGGAGTCAAACCGTTGGCCTCTAGGTCCAGATAAATCAAAAGTCATCTCCGATGTGTGGGTTGGGTACTTCGTGCAGCCTGCCTGTAACCCTATCATAATTAAGCCAACAAGCAGGGCCAGTTTCGCCAGTGTAACGGTTCTTGAGGACACGTACTGTTGTCGTGTTCCTGGTCTCTGGGTTCTCATGTTGCTGATCCCGTTCCATACCTATGACAATATCGGACAACTGAGCGATGGCCTGTGATCCCCTGAGTTCACCCAGGCTGATCTGTGCGCCGTCCTCGTGTGCCCTACCTTGTGATCTACGAAGGTGTGACACGAGGAACAGAGCTACGCCAGTCTCAGCCACGAGTGTCCTGAGCTTGGTCATGATCTCGTCAATGGCTTTACGCTCGTCACCGGACTCCTGAGACGACACTACGATGCTCAGGTGATCCAGGATGATGTACTTGCAGTCCAGAGCTTTCGCCATGTACCGCACTCGTGAGAGTAGGTTGTCGGCTGATGTCGAACCCCAGTGGTCAAACAAGTAGTACCTGCCAGTGCCCAGTGTGTCCTCCCAGTAGGGACGCAAGTGTTCAACTGGCGTGTCTTCCTCTAGGTGTAACGGGCGGTTAGCTGATACTGACATGATGCCCAACGTGGTGCGAGCTAGGTCTTCCTCAAGCGCTAGGACTCCGATGTTGCCTGTGCATCGCTTGAGTAGATCGTATTCGATCTCACGTATGAACTGGGACTTACCCATGCCGCTGCCACTGGTGATGGTGACCAACTCGTATGGCCTGTGTCCCCTCGTGAGTAGGTTCAAGCCTTCCCATGGGTACGGGATGGACTTGATCTTCCTCTTTTCAACCAGTGTGTCCCAAGTGTCAACGCCAGCCACAATACCGTCAGGCCTGTAGGTCTTGGCGTTCCACCAGAGTTTAGTGAAGTCCTTGACGTTGTTCGCCATGAGCATGTCACTAGCGTCCTTCATCGGGAGCTTCATGATCTTCAACTTGTTAGGACTGAAGAGGTCCTTGACTTGATCGACAGCCGCCTCACCAGCCTTGTCCATGTCGAAACAAAGGACGATGGTCTGGTAGTTCTCTAACCACTCGAGCTGCTCTTTGATCTCCTTGGCTGCGTTAGCTGCACCAGTCCTGAGTGAAACTACGTCCCACTGCTTACCGGACATCTCGTACACAGCCATGGCGTCCAGCTCACCCTCAGTAATCGTGAGGTAGCGGTTGTCTCTGCACTTGTTCTGACCAAAGAAACCAACTCCGGTTACGTCACCAGTAGTGTGGAAGTTCTTGGTCTTCACTTCTCGTACTTTTGATGACCCAATCTCATTGGTGTCGATCTTGTAGTACGGGTAGTAGTGCCGAATGATCTCCCCTGTCGCTGAGTACTCCACAGTGACACCGAAGTGCTTACAGGTCTCCTGGGAGATCCTACGCTGTGGGATGGCTGCCATTGTGCCTATCATGTTCAAACGACTGGGCTTATGTGTTACTTCTTGATTCACGCTAGTACTTCCGTTGACGTGGTAGTCACAACGAGCGGAGAAGCAATGTGCCCCTCCGTCGTCGTAGAGTGCCAGGGCGTCCGAAGAACCACACTTCGGGCACCCCTCGTGTCTTAGGAACTTTGCTGACACTAGAAATCTCCAGTGTCTGCTTCGGTCATCTCTGCTTCCTCCAGGACCTTAACGGCCTTGAGGTACGTAGCGACACCGTGCACGGGATGTGGGTTGCCCAGTTCGTACAGAAGCCGTACTTTTGAGTTGTACGGGATCTCCCCGTTGTACCGGTTGCCCTCATCGTCAACACGCTTGACATCGAACTTGGACTTAAACTTACGCTGCTTAGCGCCTTGGTACTCCTTGATCTTGACACCCTGTGCAGCCAATGTTGCTGCGTCGTCTTCCGACATGGTGATGGTCATTGAGTAGGCACCCGTGTCCTGACCGTTGAATACGTCATGTTTGGTCACGTTGCTAAAGTTTACTATGCCTTCGATTGTTGCTGTTGCTGCCATGGAATAATCTCCGTTTGTCTGCTTTGGTTGTGACCCAGTGTTTTTCTCTGGGTATGCTAATAGTATACCACGATTTTCACTTGATGTGTATCTTTTTTGTCCTCCGCATAACTTATGTTCTCCTTAGGTGTACTACAGTAGTACAACAACATCAGTAATTCTTAAAAACATTGGTTGTACATTAGTAATACATTAGTATAGGGTCTCATATTCATCTACTGTTGTCAATACTCTGTCGCTGTATTCCTCAAAAAAATCATCGTCCTCAAGTTCACAAGCGTAAACACTACTTAGGCAGACGCCACAGAGGTCGTAGAATTCACCCCTGGAGTCCTTACGTGTCAGCTCAGAGTCCTCCAGGATCTTGTTGCAGGCTTTACATCTCATGTGTTATCTCCTCATCATAGGCATAATAAAAGCGGTCTCTGTGCATCTGGTAGAGCGCTGTGGGCTTCATTCGTAGGTACTTGTCCCGCAGTAGGTCTTTCAGGACAAAATGTAGGTCAGCATAGGACAAGCTGTACATTTCGTCCACAGCGAGGTCATCAGCCATACGTTCTACATCAGAGTCCGTTACGTATTCATCAGTTATGTTCTGGTCATTCATTTGTTGTCTCCTTGAGTGCATTCCAGCTTGTATCCAGATCATACAGGGTGTTGATCTTGTCGTCAATCAAATTTGCAACCAGTCTGCACTCTAGCTGTGCGTCCGGAGTGCTTCTCAGATTCACCACTCGTGCAAAGGCTGCCAGTGAACCCGTCCAGTACCACTCCGTCATCATTGATTGCGGTAGGATCATACGTGCCTGCTCTGGTGCTATGTTTTTCTCCTGTACCATGTATTCGTACAATTGTGCCGCTTTGGTCATCAGGTCCCAGTACTCTTTGAAGACCAGGGAGTCCAGCTCAAGCACATCATCAGATGACCCCTGCTTTTTGTCTTCGGCCCTGATGCGCCAGAGTTCAGGATTGTAGAACTCAGGTGGCTCGTCTACGTACCTGCGGCTGACTTCATTCCACACTAAGCCCACCTGATGCTTCACTAGCTGTCTAGCGACAAACACTGGGGCCTTGATCCTGAATTGCAATTGTACGTGCCCAAAGGGTGTCCAGTGGTTGTGATAGGCGAGATACCTGATCAAACCCATGTCACCTTGTGTAAGGCTCTTGTGGTGCTTAGCGAAGGACACACGGGCAGCATTGGCTACCGTTAGGTCCGAACCCATGTGGTCCAAAAGTTCTACTTCGATCATGCTCATAGTCCCGTGTCTCCTGTTCCTGTAAACCACATGAAAACAACAGCGAGCATTGCTATAATCAAACCTATGGTCACAATGTCCATCAGGTCCTCCTGTGAGTCCACATAGCCCTCGCTGAAGTCCTCATAAATTAGCTGCAGTTCCGTGGTTAACCAGTTGTATATTCTCTTGAATATGTTCATACGTTTACGTAGTCCTCCTTTATTACTAGTTTTACTGTGACTTCACCGTCTTGATAACCTGAGTAAAAGTCCTTGATGTTATCTCTGAGATTCAGCAACACTCTTATCTGCTCAGATTCTTCCAGGTTATAGTCCCTGTAGCCCGCCACGTAACATAGCCTGACCTTTTTAGCTTCGCCGTTTACTCTGTCTTCTGTGTACGCTTCAACATAGTAGTCTGCGTTGTCTTTGCTTATGTGTACTTCTACAGCCATGCTGGTTCCTCCCGGTTAGTCCATCTCATGTCGATCTCGTTACGCCTGACCCTGTAATAACTCCGGTACGCTTCCACAGTGTCACTATGTCGGCACTCGTCATACATGCACTGTGGTGGATCTACAAAGGGCAGATCAGGCAGTGCTTCGGGTACTTGTGACAAGTAGGGCAACAGGCGTTCCGTGGCGTGCGTCTTGTTGTACCTGTGGCGGTATTCGTCAAACAACGCACACAGATGCTGCAACCCGTGTTTATACGCAATCTGGGACGATCTGAGCCACTTTGTGCTGGGGTGGTTACTGTGGGTCATCTTGTACACAAAATCGGCCTGTGGCGTCTCTAGGAGCCTGTGAGCAGTACTGAGCATCTGTGCTGTCTCTAGGATCATTTTGACAACGTGCTTGTCACAGAGCGCCTGTGCTGCACTCGTGGGGTCTTCTTCAACGTAAAAGTAGTTCATAGTAATTCGTATTCGTATTCTCTGAGGTGTCCGATTATCTCCGCGAACTGTCTTGTGGTCAAGTCTTCGTCATGCATCTCGTCACCGTCTACTGTCAGATTGTCGAACCGTAGCATATCATCAGCGAAACAGTAGCGCAGATCAAAGTCGTACTCTGTGAGCGTCTGAGTGCCCATAAAGCTCCAATGGTTATTCATGGTTTAGCATCCTGTGTTGTTCCTGATCCAATAGTCGCATGGCACAGTGTAGCAAGTCAACATCATCCTCTGATCGTCTGCCGTCATGCTGTAGTTTGTAGAGGACTTCCCATGCTTTCAGGATTTCCTCACGTTTTGGTTCGATTAGTTTCATCGGTTGTTATCCTATTAATTAGGGCCGAACTCATGGTCAAGACCCATCTTCAATTTTTCTCTGTGTCTTTTTAGGCCCTTCTCTATTAAATCAGGGTCATCAGGAATCGCCGCGTTATATCGGGCCTCTTGGGACCATTGGCTGCTAAAGCTGCTAGAGAAGCCCAGCAACAGTAGTATTATCAGTTCCATTACGCTAACTCCACCATTTTGTAGACTATTTCAACGTCGCAGACATCACCCAACAGGCCACCTAAGTCTGCCCGTGAGAAATACGGGCTGCTAATGGTTCCAGTGTGCCAATTGCCTGCACCGTACTCACTATCGAACCATTCGTGCAGGTTGTCCACGTAAGCCTCATCATCATCCATTATTCCGGTGTAGTCACCATTGACCAGCGCCGGAAGTGCGAACGCTGGTATTTTGTAGGTAGTGCTCTCGAATTCAATTGTCATTATGCTGTCTCCCTTCTGATTATTTCTATCACTATTTGATCAACGTGCGCTTGTTGCATGTATTCACTAGGCATTGCTGCACAATCAACCAGCCAATCGGTATCACTAAAACCAGACACTAAATGCTGAAAGTCTTTGAATCTATCCATTGTCTTTCTCCTCATGGGCGGACTATGCCGCCTTAGCGATTAAACCTAACATTTTTTTACCATGCGCTGGATATGCTATCACAGCATTGCTCTTTTGCCAACAAGCGCGACAGGACGCACATTTGCCTTGGCGCGTGTACGCTTTGCACACTGTCATGCTTTCGGTAGCGTCCTCAGCGAATGGCACTATGGTGCTCGTAGTCGCACCGCCGATAGTCTCTCCAGTGATGCTATCGGACGACAAACGAACTACCACGTTAGGCAATGCTTCCATCTCAGCGAATACACTAGCAAACTTCGCAAACTTGTGCATGCGCGTAGGTAACCAGTGATTGACCCATGGCGTGCGCTTCATCACTTCCAGAATTTTACGCGCAAGCTTTAGGCTGTAAACGTCGCCAGAGTCAAACCACCGGAAATAGCGATCGTTGTCTAATTCTGCCACCATATCATCCACCCATGCGTCACGCTTCCAGTCTTCACGATTGTGCTCGCGTGGTGCTTTAACATTCGGGAATCTATAGTTGCCTTGAGTCGCATAACATCCGGCACATGCTGGCACTAGTTTACCGTCGCTACCTACGCTACCCGCGCAAGTCTTGAGTGCCTCTAATGACCATGATCTGCAAGGCATTTTGCTCGCCTTAGATAGTTTTACTGCCATCTCGTGTTGTCCTTCTGTAATGTCATTCGATGTGCTCATCATACGCTCATGAATGCCAGAGTCCAGCGCTTTTTGCACAATCCATGATATCTCCATAATCTTGAGGTTTCTTCAGATTGTCCATTGTTGGCACAGTGTGTGCTAGTGCTGTCTAGTGGGTACTACATAGGCCCTCACATGTCAACACTTGACTCCCAGCTCCACCTATGGTAGCCGCCAGAGTTGGCACGAATGTTGCTACCCATGCAAAACTCATGCCAACATCGGTAGCCTCAAGAGTTGG